ACATTGTTTGCAGTCAGCGCAATTTCGGCCGCGTCAGCTGCGGCCCGTGCCATTACTTTATCCGCAGCCTCTGTTACTTCTCTCGCCATCGGCTGAACGGCGGCATCAGTGACGCTCATCACCTTGCGGTCGAGCAGGGCACTTACTCCTCTGCCTACGCCTTTGAATAGTTCCTTCTGAGCTTTCATCGGGAGCTTGTCAAAGACATTGACGGCTGTCCGGCCAAGCAGCTTTGCCAGTGGGTGGGCGCGACTGGCTGCAGACACTGCCTTGATGCCGAGCGTTGTTCCCTTCACAGCCCCCATCGCAGCACCGACCACCGGGCCGAACGGGTCGAGAACTACTTCCGCCCCGAACCCAGCAAGGTCGCGTAGCCCTTCTCCTGGATCGCTGAACCAACCACCAATGCCGGTCTCCTCGTTCTTCCGCATTCCCCAGCCTTCGAGAAGCTGGCGACCGGTCGTACGGTCTGTATCCTGCAGTGGGGAGAGCCACTGGTCAAACGGATTCTCCCCGGCGAACAGGTCACGCACGGAGCTACCCGGCAGGTCCAGGACGTTCCCGACAGACGCGACCGCCCCGAGACCAACCCCTCCGACATCTTTCAGAGTGTCGAAGAGGTTCGTGCCGCCTGTCGGCTGTCCCGGCGAAGCGTATGTTGCGGCGCGGGATCCGATTTGAGATGCAGAGAGTAGGTCTTGCAGACTGGCCATCAGTGGTTAAATCTCACTCGGGGATTTTGCGGCCGGGTGCTGGTGGGGGTGTATATGGAGAGCCCGGGGCAGCGTATCCGGGGTTCGGTGTGGTTTGGCTGCGTGGGGTACGATCGGCTGACTCGTATCTCTCAAGCCAGGCCCGTCTTGCTTCGGGTGTGTTGGGTAACCGGGCGAGGTCCAGCCACATCTGGCCTTCTACCCCAGCAGAATCACCTACACCGGACCACGAGAACGGGTTGTTGTCGCTGTTCATCCCAGCTTGCTGAGCTATAGCGTGCTGCTGAAATGCCTCCAGAGAGTCGTCACTGAAAGTCCCGCCGCTGGACAGGTGAGCCGACACCCCACTGTTGATGTCTTGGAGGGTAGCACCCGGCTTACCGCCCATCGCTATGAGATGGCGGTTAGTTGCCATGTCCGAGGTAACTTTCTGTGTACCGGCAAGCTGAGCTTCTACAGAACCGGGAGTCCCCATCTGCATCGGGTTCTGCCCAGCAGCTTTTTTCATCTCCGCCACCTGTTTAGGGAACATCCCCTGTGCCTGCGGAGACATCGGGTTCATCCCTTGGCTGATCATGTGCCTGAACTTCACCCCTTCGCGGCGAGTCGTTTCGGCTGCTTTCCGGGTTCTCCGAGACTCTGCTTTTGCTACCCCTGCCGGTGACCCTAGATCACCCCACTGACGACGTGCTGCGGCTTGCTGCCTTCCCAGCACTGGGTCAGTATTCGGCAAGTATGAACTCCCCTGAGATCCGTCTGGGTTGACCCTGTACCGTACCTCAGGGCTTGGATTGATTGGGCGGTATTCCGGAAGCGTCCCGTACCCCTGTGGGATCTCGTATTGGGTCCCGGCGGCAACGCTGGCTTCGTTTTGTGCGTTCTTTGCTGCCTGCTGCCCCAACTCTGAGCCTGGCCCGAACCGGCCAGCCATGTTGGTCGGGTCAGACTGGCCCATCCGCTGGGCACTCTGCTGAGCCGCAGCGTACTTCTGGTCAGGCGTCATACGATTGGGGTCGTTGGCATCGGCTACATACCCGTTGTACTGGTTTGCGGCCTCTGCTGACATCGGGTTCTGGACGTCCATAGACTGTAGTTGTCCCGCTAATACCGCGGCCTGATTAGAGCTACCGGGTAGTGGGTTCGCGTCAAGGGCCGCTCCGCGGCGGAACTGATCACTCCCGCGTTGATCCCACGGTCCGTCCTGCATTGGGTTTTGTGTTCTTGGCCCAACAAAGTTTGGGTTAAGTTGGGCCTGTCGTGCGGATTCCATCTCAGAAAACGCGGACCCCATGCGAGACCCAGTCAGCATTCCTCCGGCAAACATCCCAGCATAGCCTTGCGTAAACATGCCCGGGATCGTAGACCCAGTAGCCGACCCTTGAGGGTTCAATCCGGACAGGTCTATAAAAGGGGGCCGTGCAGAGTCGTACTGAGATGGTGGAGAGGAGGGGGCAGTCCTGCTGGCGGGGTTCTGTGAAGCTGCACCCGGTGGACTAGCCATCATCCCATTTCTGCGGGAATCAGCCGCAGCTTGGCCAGATGGATCAGCTGGTGGACTAGCCGTCATCCCATTTCTGCGGAAATCAGCCGCATCAGAGTCGGACTGAGATGGTGGAGAAGGGGGTGCTTGCTGCTGTTGCGGCATCCCCGGCATGGGGTTCTGCGAAGCTGGCCGGGACTGCCCACGATCTCTTCTCGCGGCTTCTTGGCGTGCATTCTCAAACTGCCTCTGTGCGTACGGACTCAGATTGGCTGGCATTGGTGGGAAGCTGCCAGCGGGGGGTGCTTGCTGCTGTTGCGGCATCCCCGGCATGGGGTTCTGTGGTTGTGAAGGCCAATAGGGGGTGGGCGAGACAGACTCCATCGCCCCTTGGTAGTTAGGTGCTCCAATACGAAAGAAGTCTTGCTGTTGTGGCTGAGGTGGCCCGATGTCCTTATACGGACCGAGTGGGTTCTGAAGCTGAGCCCCTTGTCCCTGTTGAGCGGCAGCATACTGAACTACTTGTGCGGGTTGTCCGTCCTTACGATACGGACCACGTATTACTTGTGCGGGTCGTTCGTCCTTACGATACGGACCACGTATTACCGCTCCATCCTGCTGACCCGAGTTCCCCAATTCTGGGTAAGGAATAGGCTGTCCAGCTTCTCGAAAGAGACGATTACTCTCCTCCTTCTTTCGACGAGACGCCGCGTCCCAGTCACTGTCTCTTTCACCCCCTTCAATTGGATTTAAGCCCTGGTATGTGTACCCCGCAGAGTTAGCCAACCGCTGGGCTTGTCGCATATTCTCGAAGAACCGAGGTTCGCGCGTAGGGGGGCCAACAGGATTACGAATTGCGGCGTCTTGAGCATCAAGGTAGTCGTTTATTCCCTGGCCCCACACTCCGGAATCTTGTGATGGATTGATACCAAACGTGTTTCTTGGCTTCGCAGGGTATGGCATTGAGGGAAGACGCTGCGGTGGTACACTTGGCCGCGTGTAAGGAAGCTGTGGTCCGAATGCTCTGCCGCTAACTTGGGGTGTCATTAGATCTCTCCAAAGGGATTAGGTTCCAGTACAGCTTATCCGGTAGGGTTAGGTTAGTCCAGAGGCAACGCAGTGGGGTCTGGCCGATCGACCAGACCCCTCCCAGGACTGCGTTTTTGCAGGTGCATAACGCCTGCGTGCCGTAACTATGATCTATGACGGTCAGTGCTCTCGATTACGAGTCGCTGAACACTGCCGATGTTCCGCCACTACACTCCAGATCCATGCACCATGCGAACAGTGCGAGCGTTTTCCGATGCCCGCCGTAGACCTGCGCAACCTCGTGTAATTGATTCGGCGTGTCGAAGATTACGGCACTGCCAGCCTCAACAGTGATCTCGATATCAGGTGCAATCAGCAGTTGCCCGCCCCATGATTCGCCCCACGAAGAATTCAAAAACAGCACCACGGAATGCGTTCGACGCCAGGGTCTGATCGGGTGACTCTCCGCGTCAACATGCCTCGCCAAGAACCCTCCCGGCGGGAGCATGTGCATTCCCGCTGCGTGTAAATCGTAATCGATAAACGACTCGCCAATATACGGGATTACAGCCAACGCCAACGCATCTAAAGCCGCGAGACAAGCTGCCGGAATACGTGCCCGGTCCATGCTGCCGTACTTGTTCGCCGTCTTGCCGCTGTACCGATGCCAGTGCGGCCAGAACTGATCAGGCCATGCAGCTTCAGCAGCGAGGCAGAGTTGATACGGGATCGCGTTCTTAATGATCTCAGTGCTCATAGCATCACCACTCCGATCCCACCCCACCCACAGCCTACGATCTTCTCGTCCGTCTTCACTCCACTGGCTTTGATCTCTGCCCATAACTGATCGACGTGACATCCTTCACGGTGATGCTTGAACGCCACAGCGATATCATGAAACGCGATGAGTCGTGGGTAAAGGACATGATACACAAAACTCCAATCCTCTGACACTCCATTGTAGGAATGGTCACCATCAATAAACGCAACGTCGTATGGGCCTTGTCGAATTGCTTCCGCCTGCACGCCATGATCCATGCTGTTCCCAACGATCATGTTTTCCACCGTGTTGTCCGACTGCGGAGCGATGTCGATAGACACCGTCGTGTGTCCGCACTTTTGTAGCTGGTATTCCAGCCCACCGTTTCGCGATCCAATCACGAGCACATGCGATGCTGGCGACAGCTTCTCAAGGAACCAGTCGAGTTCCCGTTTGTGCTGCTCACATCTCGGGCCACCGACTTGACGAACTTCCCACTCCAATTGCTGGTTCACCACGTCGCCATAAATCGCGTCCAGATGGTAGGCGTGTATTCCGAAGTCCAGTTCAACAGGTACATCGAACTCGCACCACGATTCATTCGCAGGCATGTGATCCCCACACCATGACTCAACGCCGTGGTATTCCGATCGCACTGGCTTCCCACTCAGATGTTTCGCCCGAACCGCGAAGAACGTCCCGGCATAGTGCCCGTGTCCAACATCTGTCGTGAAATTCCATCCGTTCCTGAACGTCCTGAACGACCCGAAAGATTTATACCCTTCTGCCAGTTTCTGAATCACACGCGGTGTGTTGTGAATCACTGTCTCGTACATGATCTCTGACCAGATGCGGATAGCTTCAGCGGTGTCGCTTTTCGACGTGACACCCTTTCCGTGAGCGTACAGCAGAACTTCGTCGATGCGCTGCTGTACCCTCTCTTGAAGCATTCGGAATGTTGGCGATTCCCCTTCTGCACTATTGGGCATCTGGACAAGCAAAAACCTGTCTGACAGCTTTGCTCGCACATCGTCAATCGTGTCTGTGGTTGCACTCGTCGCCACTCCGACGATACACAGTCCATTGACGTTCACCGCGATCTCGTTCCATCTCTCTGCGTGCCAGTGCCATTTACCTTTTACGGGGTAAAGATGTGCCCCGAAATGGATCACCGGCTCACTGATGAATGGTTCAGGTTCTGGTGACTGTGCCAGCAGTGCTTCTCTCTTGTACCACGCTGGCCACACGACTGTCTTCCAGTAGTTCTTTTCATAGAGCCGCTTTGAATCATTCATAAAGAGACATGACGTCTCTCGCGGATCGCAGATCTTCCCCGGCCATGATTCTGTGCCGCCAAAAAATTGATCGACGTTCCACTGTCGCTTACCAATCGCAGCCAATCGCCACCAGTAAAAGGTGCCGCTGTAGATCCAATCAAACCCGCGATGGAATAGTCCATACTCTCGAAACGCTCCAGTAAAGAGCGACGTACTGAGTGCCGACTTCACCGCGTCCCAGTGGTCGAGATTCACTCGATACATCACATCGGCCCAATCTCTTGTGTAAGCTGGATCGTCGTACTTCTGACCTTTGGCATGACCTGAAAACACAACTTCATCTGGACCGGCTGATTCTGGGTGGAGCAACTGAATCATATCTGCGAACAGCACCACCTCTCGCAGTTTCTTGTTATTCGGTGCTGTCAGCACATGATCAAACACCATCCCAAGTGACGCCGCATATTCCGTCACTACGTCAGGAGATGCTGACTCATTATCGTGTGCGATTCCGAGTATCCGCGTGCCATTAAATAACCACCATCGCGATGCAAGCTGCTGAAGATTCCACTTCCACGAATCTTCCGTTCGTGGATAAACGAAGTAGGTCAGATGCCTGATTGTTGAAACAAATGGCCCATGTGGAATCATTGGCCCATCAGCCTCCGATTTCCACCCTGTGTACGGGCCATTACTACCCGCGCGTCTCGTATGAACCCGCTGAGTCTTCGCCGCTTGCACATCTGCAATAGCTTGATCCAACAGCAACCGAGCACCAGCCCGCAACATAATGTCAGGCAGCATCCCGGCCACCCATCCCGCCGCATGTCCGAGCGTGCCGTGTGTTCGTAACGCTTCAACTAATACGTCACGATTGTTGACTAGATGCGTAATAATTTCTTCGCGTCGTTGCTCGCAACCGGCGATGCCCCATCGATCCATGTCTACGACTAGATTCTGGCAGCCGCAACCTTTACCTGTCTTCACGGTGATGAGCTTTTCGATGCGAACTTTCAACGCCGTGCCGACTGGTTCTGAGATGCCGCATGTTTTCGAGTCGCCATGCACGCCTTCCGGCATGTTTTTCGGCAGCACTGGCCCTTGTGGCCCTGTGAACTTCTCTGGTGGTCTTTGATCGGCGTACAACTGATCCAGCACAACCACTTGACCCGCTTGACACTTGCGGAAGTGTATCCCTGGTATCGTACAGCCGCGTCTCTCGCAGAAGCCAGGCTGCAAGCATTCGCATGTAGGTTCTGCCGTCGTCATATAGCTACCGTGAACGCGAGAGGGTTGCAAATTGGAATACAACAGTCTTTTGGAAGATTTTCACACGCTGGCCCTATATGAAATTCCGGACAGTCTAGCTCAAGCACGACATTAAAAATAATCGACGTCAGTGGGACGCATGTGCAGGAGGCTGGCAACACCTCAATCCAATAGAGCGAAGTCGATCCGCCGTAAGGCCCAGCACCTGTCCAGCCAACAAAACGCTCAGTCGTTCCTACCCACAAACGGAAGCCAGCGCAACATGTTGGCAACCCATACACGGCTTCCTCGGTACACTCAAGCACCAGCGTAATAGGTATGGAGCACGGGGTGTCATTGCAGTATGACGTGCCCGGCAATGGCATTTTAATTGAGCCCATTGTCTGTCCAATACTCACAGGAGGTGCCGCCGTGCATGATCCGCACGTCCCTCTGTCTGATACTCCAGCGGGATTAAATTCACCAGTGCGGCCATTCAAATCACATGCAGAGACGATTTCAAATGGGACTGGAATTCTGTATCCGCATGGGTACAAATAATTGTATACCACCGGCCAACAGCACCCTGTTACACACTTTTCTTCAACCGTAAGGTCTCGGCATATCTGACAACTCACATGAAGTACCGTGCCATCCGCCATGCGGAATTCAACGCCACCGAGACCACCTACGCTACTGGCAGAATTTCCCGATGCCCCTCCAGTTAGTTGCTCGCCATTTATAGTGCCTCCAAGAACACATGCCCCGTAACTGTCGCGTGATAACTGGATTGAGATAAGGTACGGGATTCCGTTGCAAATCAAAGTGCCTATCCAATTGGGTGCATCGCACGGATCGCCACCAGCAGTTAGTGATCCAGTGACGTTGCAACAATAAGGATCAGCGACTTCGAGAATTGCAACCAATACAGGGCACACGCAGTCTGCTGTGCCGCAGAACGAACTCTGCTCGTAAGTCACGGGATCAATAAACTGCTTCATCGGTCGTGGTTGATACTTTATCCACGTCAGCGTGCAGCCGCTGTAATTGATTACGACACCCACCGAATCGCTATTGTCTTCGCATGATTGCCCTTCTGCTATTGTTTTTGAATAAATAATTACGCCGTTAAATTCTACAACGAAGATGCACTCGCCGTATGAATCGCGAGTCCAATACATAGAAAACGTATTGCCAAGAATTATACCTCCCCAGCCACCCCCTAGATAATCAGATTCAACTGTAATGGGATCTTCGCCGTAGCACGCGAGCGTTACACAATACTTGCACGGAACAGAGTCGCAGCAATCACTGACCTCTGGTGGTGGATCTTTTTCACAATCACACACCTTACAGGCAATCGTGATGAAAGTGCCGTCAGCCATTGTCCATGAGTGTGATATTGACTTGCAGTCCGTAATGATCTTTTCCGGTATCTGTTCTCCGTCCGCTGTCCCTGACAGGATGCACTCACCGTAAGGTCCACGTCGTAGCTTTATCCAAAATACGATACCGTCTACAGTGCCTTTCCAATCCGGGCCGAAGCATTGATCTGTTTGCGTGTCTGGTATCTCTCCATGAACATCAAAGTCTGTCGGTACTGCCGGACACATACCACAAATCGGTAGCATCCCTTCACACAGATACGGATCAAATTCTGGCGGAGGATCGAAGTATGTCGGGCGAAGTACACGCACACACAACGCATCGCATGTGCAGTCGCAGGTTCCGCAGAAGAATGTTTTGCAGTAACTGTCTTCTTCTTCTGCATGTGGTAACGGTCTATGCTCTCGCTTGATCCACTTCAGTTGTCCTGTGTCGGGGTAAATTGTTACCGTCGCCTGAGAGCTTGCGTCTCGACAGGAGATAGTACCACTGCATCCACTAACAAAAATTTCTTCGCCGTCTAATTCGACGACAAAAGTGCAGTACGAGTCCCAATACGCATGAAAAGACCCGCCTGCAATCGTGCCGTACCAGTGGCCACCAGATTCAGTGGCTAAGCCGTACCGCGTTGCTTTGCCTGCCACAATAAATTCAAGACAGTATTCGCACGGTATTACAGCACAACAGCCGCCTGTCTCGGTACTGCATGGCGAAGACTTCTTCTCGCTGCACTTTTTCAGCTTAAATGGCTTGTCAGGTGTCCAGAATTCCGGCCCCATTTTATGCGCACTCCGGCGTACCGCAAATCGTATCGACCAACCACTTGGGAGTACATGTTCCTGTGCGGGGATACATGTATGTAGCCCTGCCTGTTTTGCCTACCAGCCACGCCGCCGTGTAGAAAAGCAGGATCTCACAAACATCTTCCACTTCAACATATCCATAGGAGTCTTCACCGGGAATTGCCGCCGTGCAGCCGCCGGTGTACCAAGTCGGCTGGACGGTCAAAATCATTTCAGTCGGTGAAACACATTCAACACTTATTATTGTGAACCAGATTTCGTGTGTGCCGCCGCCGCCGCCGCCGATCTGCAGCACCGCAGCCACCCCGCCTACCGCCTGATGGAAGACGCGGTACCCCGCCCCGCTGGAGGACATAGAGAAGGACCCAGCAACCGGCCCAACTTCGTCTCCGACCGTGGGGGCTCCGCTCACCAGTACCAGCCGAGCCCGGTTCCACAGGAGGGCCTCGCCCTTCTTTGTGGATGCTACGGCGACAGGCCCATTCACAAAGAACAGTCCGGTCCCGCTCGTCGGCCGAGTGGCTTGGCTTCGCCCTCCGGCGTAGTTGGTACTTAGCTGGACGACACCATACGCCGGGATGGACATTCCCGCCACGTTCACCCACTTCACAGTATCACCGAGCTTCGTCGTTGTCCGGTGCTCCCCAGTTACTCGCTCAGTCATCGGCGTTGACCATCCTTCTAGTCTTATACTCCCCCGCAGCCACTCTTGGGGCGGATGCCAAGGATTGAAGGTACGCGATACGTTGCCGCTTGGCGGGTATACCCCGGTCGAACTCGAAGTTTCGGGATGCCGTGGTTCGATTCACGGCGTGTCCAAGCTCTCCGCAGGTCATTATGTGCTGGACCTGAATGATCGCCCCGTCACATCTCAGTGCCAATTTTGGGGCGCAGTAGACGATGTGCTGGGAGGACGCAGTGGCGTAAGTTGCCGCCACCATTGTCGCCCAAGCGTCTCCCAAGGCGTTAAGAGCCGCCTGATTGTTTGATGAACCAGTGACTACGTGACTGGTGTTATATGCGACCACCGTTTCTGCCCGCTGCTCGTGTCGAACGGTATGGTACCCGACAGAGGTCGGTGAGACCTCCTTGTCGTACTCATAGTGCTTCCAAGAAAAATTAGTAGCGTGTCGGATCTGAATCGTAACTTCCAACCACAGGTCTGCAGCAGAGTACGCTCCGGCATTTACATACCAGATCGGTTCCTCGAAGATGACGATCCCGTTCTCCCCGTCAAAGCTCATCCTCCTGCCGATAACCTCATCCCCTATTACCGTATCAGCCCCTCCCGGAATTGGCGGCTCCCCTGTCTCATCTTCCTCTTTGTGGTACTTCCCGTAAACCTTAAATGGTTGATATGATAAATCCGGACGGGTTGACTCCGTCAACAATAGGCGGTTTTGGATTGGCAGTATATCCGTGACATCCGCGATGGCCCCGGACCCATCCGGGATAGTCAGCGTACCGTCTGCGAAGCCCATGACCCGGTACGCTCTACGGACGTACCCATTGGCTTCTAGGGAATCTAAATTCGGCAGGCTGTACGGTGCAGACAAAGCCCATCCGCCTGCCGGAGTAAAAGACAGGGTGTCTATCGTCCTCCAAGTATCGTCGGTGTCCAGTCCAACCGCCTCTAGCTTTAGGCGTACCTGTGCTACTGACGGACCAAAGCAATTTCGGATATACCGGGGCTTCAGCCTTGGGTCGAGGGTGTCAGATCCTATGAACTTGTCTACCGTAGATAAGGCAGCACCAGTCCCCATCTGGACGACTTTAACCGCCTCTGCGCCAAACCCTAAAGCAACCGAATACCCGTACCCTTCAAACAGTGCCTGGGCTGCTTCAATTACACCTACGCACTCCCACGATACCGGAGGGTAGACGTTCGTCGGCAGGACAGACACATCCGCTCCCGCTTCCCCTAGAGCAGTCATCAGAATCGTACCGAGCTGTCGCAGTGTCCTCTGCCTAGCAGCGGTAAAAGCCCCGGCTCGGATAGTATTGTACTCTCCTGAAAGTGGGGCAGCTAATTTCCACCGCTCCCTCCGGTCAAAGGTTTTGAATAGCAGGAACCTCCCGTCATCTGTCAGGTTAACTGAGCCGAGGTCTACTACACAGTTAGGGAGGGCTATAGTGACTGCACCCCATGTCAGAGTCACCGTCCCCTCAATTGGCACCGCCCCGCTCTGCGGTAAGCTACGCATGAGTACGATGTCTGGTTGGAATCCGAGCGTCTGAGTGTAAATCAGCTCAACAGGGTAGCTCACTCCAGGAAATGACCAAGCCATTATGCGTTCACCGATGGGACCATTAAAGCGTTGAAGCCTTGGTCCAGAGAGGCTTCCATGAAGTACTTCCACGACGAGGCAAACATCTCCTGACCGCCGACCACCACATCCTTAGCAGTCTCGAATGTGCGTACCCTCATCTCTCCGTGCTCTATGATCGGGAATAGCGGGTCTGCTGGAGGCTCCCAGTCTTGCCTGCCAACGCACTCCCCTTCTTGAACATACCAGAACGTGGTGGCGGTCTGCAAAGTCTGTACTTGAGGAAACCCATTTTCTTGAGGGCTGTACCTCCACTTCGGACTTCCAGTCCCGCGAATAGTTAGTCTCTCGTTCCAGCTGTACAGACCGGATCCAATGCGGATCTCGGCGCGAAGCACGATATAGTACATACGGCGGTTCAGGTACTCGATCCGCCCACCCCAAGGGCCGTTCATAAAGGAAGGCTTAACCATTACCTTTGTACCGCCGAAGGTCGAAGAGTTAAGCACCTGGTGCTCAGTCGGCGTTGCCCCGTCGTTCAGGTAGAGTCCGAAGTCGTTGTAGTCGGTGTCGTACGCCGCGGTAAGGGCCTGAAGCGCGGTGGTAAGATTCGCCTGCGTGACCAAAGGGTTAACATTGTCCGCAACTTTCTTCACGCCAACGATGGTGTGCTCGACAGTGCCGCCCATGCGGCGATTGAACCGGTCGAAGATCCCTTGGATCGAGGTGCGTACCATGACCTCGTCTTGGTCATGGGAGTAGGAGCCGTACTTATAGATCACAGCGACCACCTGTCTATATCTGACCGAGCACCTTCGAGGGTTTGGTAAGACCTTGCAACTAAAGCCTCCGTTGATTCCAGCACCAGATCTTCCGTGTTCGCACGTATCTCCCGGAACTCTTTTGGTTCTTGCTGCGGAGGCAATGATAGCTGCTCGTCTACCATAGAGAAAGCCTCTTTTGGGTCCATCGGGAAAGCCGGGGGTATCGTGATGGTTACTTCCGAACGGGGGGTTGGGTTCGCTACCCCGATCCGGTCTCCCGCTTCTCGCGGAGAAGCGGGCATCCCTGCAATAGCGTCTAGGATCTTTGGGGTAGCGGGCATCCCCGCGATAGCGTCTAGGATCTTTGGGGTAGCAACCATCCCAATAAATGTCTCGGTCGTGTATGCCCGCACAGCCATTCCAATCTCAGGCATCCCGGGGTTTGGGTTAGCAACCGCGCCAACCTGCGTGGGCACAGGGTCAGGGGCGGGATTTGCTGCCCCGACCTTGTCCCCCGCTTCTCGGGGTGAAGCTGGCATCCCCGCGATAGCGTCTAGGGTCCTTGGGGCGGCAACTGTCCCCGCGATAGCGTCTAGGGTCCTTGGGGCGGCAACCGTCCCCCTGAATGCCTCGGTAGTGTATGCCCGCACGGGCATCCCGATCTCAGGCATTCCAGTGGTTGGGCTGGCGGCCGCTCCAACCTGCATTGGTGCAGGGGTAGGGTTCGCTGGGTTATGCTCCCCCGGCGGGGATAGATTGAACTTCGAGGGCGTCCCTGTCAGGGACTCGTTTGATTTTGCATCCGCGTCTGGTACGGCAGGTCCTTCCGGGCGGATCCCCTCCTGTGCTACCTTCTCTAACGCCAGCCTGTCCAAGAACTCCTTCGGCCGAAACATCGGGGCTTCTTCCGCCGGTGCCTCCGCCAATAAACGGATCAAATCTGAGATCTCGTCCATAATCAATTATCCAATCCAAAAGTACCCGGTTCCTACGAAAGATTGGGTCACTGCTTAGTGCGAATTGTCGAGAGTCTCTGTACTTCCAGTAATGTGACCAAGTCTTGGCCCACCTTGGGTTTGACAGCCCGAGGGGGGCGGAGTGGTGGCCTTTAATGCACCCTTGGTGGGTCTCACACGGGACTAAGGTCCCCGGAGGGAGAGCGGTCGGCCTCCCGCTTGCCCCGTCATATACTGACCCGTCCCGGTGGTCTACCGAAACCGCCTTGCACTGACTGCAGTTGAGAAGGCTCATCCCCGTATTCAGCCGGACGTGTATGTCTGCTGAATCCGACAGAGCCTGAAAGTCTCGATTCTCTTCTGTCACGGTGTACCCCAACACTTGCTGGATAGCAGCCCGCTCGTTCCCCTCCGCAACCCGCCCCATCGTGTAGGGCGGAGAGAGAACTCTCTGTACCGAGCGATGCGGCATATCCACAATATCGTCTCGCAGGGCCTGTCTGTCTCCCCAAAGCATTGGGCGGCAGAACAGGCCCGAGGGCATCTCAACAGTGAAGCCATCATCAAGGTCAGCAGGTATCATGCGTTTACCACTACAATGTTAAAAGCCTCTGTGGCCGACTGGCGGTGTGCCTCCCACGTCAGCGGGAGCCGGATCTCCTCCAGTGCCCCCTCGATCGACGGAGACTCGGGGTTCACTACCCCTTTTGGGATGTTGATGGTCATACTGTCTAAGCTGTTCACAATCTTTAACTCAAGGGCGGTGCCGGTCGTAACGTCCCGGTAATTCCAGAAGTCATCCTTATACGCGGTAGTGTATGGGATGCTAGTAGCAAGCAGCGTCTGTCGAGGGCCCTGCCCCACATCCGTCACGGTGAAGGCCGCATTCCAGGAGGGGATGAGCTTATTGTCGATAACAAACGCGAAACGGTCTAGGTTCTTCAGGACAGTCGCGATCTTGTGAGTGGTCCCTGGGAACGCGAAGATGAAGTCCACCGCCCCCTCCGAAAACACCGCGGCGTTGTCTTGGATTTCATCCTCCGCGATCCAGGTACACTCCGCTGAGATCGGCAGCGTTCCCACTTGCCCCCGAATTATCATACGGGCCATGCGGGCGTTCGTGTACTTATGTATCGCCCCGACTTTATCGATGATGATCTCGACAGGCGTGACGGTCTGGTTGGCGGTGTATGTCCCTGAAGCAAGCGTTGTTCCGGCCAGCGGGAGTAGCAGTGCAATCACGGGAGCGGTAAGGTCGTGGAAGGTAGTGAACTGGATCTTTCTCCGACCCGGCGAGGTCCGTTCAATCAGTGGGTCTCTGTTTCCGCAAATCGCGTCAGGGTTCTGTACACGTTCATACTTACTCTGATCGAGGAACTTAGCGAAGCAGTACTTCGCTCCGCCCACCATCATACGGGCATTTACTGGTACGCTGATTGCCATGATACAAGCCTATCTGTGATGTCTTACCATCACTTGGAAGGTGAACATTGAAACCTGTTGTTCGTGCCGTACCAGACTCTGGGCTTCTGCGGGCAGTCGTTTTAACGGATGGACAACGTACGGGTCGTACGTCGCTGGGTCAGCGTCCTGAAGGAATGGGTTAGGGACTGTTGTAAACTTGAGCCGGATGAGATTCATCCAGTTGGTATAGGTGCGAATCGGGCCTTCGTGTTGATGAGGGGTAGAGTCCATAATCTGGATGGCAATCTGTTGGACTTCGTCATCTGCACAGTTCAACCCTGCCCCGAGGGTGGAGCTTACTGGAAGGAGGGTTATCGCGATACCCGGCATGATCATATTCTGCAGACCGTCCGCTGAGCGTTTCAACTCCCCTCCCTCAACTGCTCTCCAGACTCGGACTGCACTGGGCAGAACGGAGCGTACCCTCTCCCCGGCCGAGGCGACCAGTTCTTGGTTTGCCGCCATATCGCGGACGATAGTGTACGTCCGGTTGAGGATGTTCCATTCAGGGTTAGCCATCTATAACCTCAGGGGGTGACGTATCCGACATCTTTGAGTCGGAGTCCGTACCATTGAGCCGCTGGACCTTTGTTTCGAACGTAGCGACCGTCCGATGCTTTTGCGTCGTTGAATGCCTGTGACAGCCGAGACTGGCTAACCAACCGTTCAGTATGATTGCCAACCATTTTCGCACCATACTCGTCTTCACAAAGGCGTTGCAGAAGGACTGTCATCGCCCCGTCGCTCACGTCGATCAGAGATGACGCAGTGTATGATACACTTGTCTGGTTGACGGTAAGATCACTCACGCGGCAAGTCGTACTCGTAAGCCACTTCACAACCCGCATCTCGTAGCAATCCCGGTCGTACAGGAGATCGTTGACAGGGACATCCCCGAATTCTCCAGTAGGGCTGGAGGTGTCATCCTTTGCTACCCGAAGGACAGCACCATCCCACAGAGAGTTTACAACGGTGTCGCTGAAGGTCGCAACTCCTGCGGATACTGAGACGGTGCCGCGTGACTCCCGGGCGAGCGTGAAGGTCGGCTTCCTCGCGACGTACAGATACTGCAGGACGGTGTCCAAAGTCTGTACTGTTGGAAGCCACATATTCCAACGAGAAGGGTTTGCCGAGTCCGCCACCAGCGCGTAGCACGATGGGAGGGTTGGTGACCAAGCGAAACCCTCCTGAACCTGGTGGGCCTCCATCAGATTGAGCCGCATGAGCTGCAGGTTCTGCTGACCCTCCAATGCCTGTACAATATCGCCTACATCATAGGGGAGGGGATAGAGGATCTGCTGGATGACGAACGCTTCGCCCGTCAGGTCCACTTCCGGCGTCTTACCGTCAAACAGCTCCAGTACAGTGTTACTCGTCCGCTTGTAGATCGGATACCAGTTGAAGTCCAGACGGATGTGCATGTTGATTGCATCGGTAGGCCAAGTAGCCCCGGTCAGGGTCACAGTTTTCGCGGCGTAATTGAAGACAATGGTCCCCGTGGTTTCTCCCGCAAACGTGATGAGGGTGCCCATCCGGTGGAAGTACGCCCATTCGTGCATACTCAACAGCCGACCCCATGCAGAAAGTACAGATGTGCGTACCTTCCCTTCCAGAAAACCGCCGAGTACGGCATTGAGCTGAACGGCGATGTGACTCATCATATCTGCGACTGTGATCATGACATTCCTCTGATTGCATCCCGCCCACCGAAGGTGGCTTTATTGACCTGCTCCTCTGACGTTGGGGCGTTCATCGCATCATCCGCAGTCACGAGTGAGGTGTGAGTGTCGATGATGTGTTCTTCGAGTTCCCGTTCATCCAGCTTCGCGTACTCCTCTGACTCCATTTTGTACTCAGCTTTATACCGAGCCATCACGTTCTCATTCATCCGCACCACTTGCGGCTGAGGAGCTTCCGAAATCGGATGGTTCTCCCAGTCCCCTTCGACCTGTTCGTTCCGCTCCTTCATAATCTTCTTCACGTCAGACAAGCTCTGCTTGTGAGTCACGATACATCCGGGGTCTCCCGGGTACTTAGCAAGGCTGCGATAGACCACCGCATCCTCCGGCAGGTTCTCCCCTGTCTGAGCTTTGTAGTTCTTCCGGTACAGGTCAAGCATCGTACCGCACCCTTTGAACTGCTCCGTCACACTCTTCGTATTCCTCTGCACAAGCTGTTCATCGTACCCCCCGCTCGGTGGTCTGCGGGTAGCAAATTGAGCAGCCAAAGAGACTGACTCTCCCTGTGCAATCATCTTCTCAAAGGATTCCACCGCAGCCGGACCTGCCTGCTGCACTGCATCCCACTCCAACTCGTCTCTCAGTCTGGGGAACCGATTCATTTCTTCGCCTTTGGCTTTGTCTTGATCGCAGCCCGCGCTGCTTCCTCTTTGATGTCCTGCTGCTCCTGCAGGAATACTAGATTCTGAAGGTGAGCTTCATCCTGCATCTTCAGTTTTTGCTGATTGAATATGTCATTCCATTTCAACTTCTGCATCGCTGGTGCCGTGGCTCCCTGCTGTTTGTACTGAGCGTCCACCAGTCGAGCCACAGTCTTCGCCTTGACTTCTTCGGTATCCGCCTGAGTCTTGGCAATGTCAACCTGCTGTGCTTCCTGTTGCATCTGAATTGCTGTTTGATCCGGCATCGGATGCCATGGCCCGAAGTATAGATCCTCAGGGTTAGTCATCTGCATCGCTGTCGCGAACTTGTGCAGGAAGGCATTGAACGGCTTCTCATCCCCGGTTGTGAGCGAGTACTGCGTGACAGACGGGATGTAGAACTGGACCAGTCGTTCCAGATCCGCCATGTCCTTATCTCGGTTTGGCCGACGTAAGTCTGTCGCCTCGATGGTGATGTCCATCTCTCGGCAGAGCTGCGTGAACGGCATTGACCCGAGCATAGTATCCCATGCTGCCGCGCCCCAGTCTCCAAGGAGGTACTGCAGTTGCTGGCCCTCGATGTACATGGCTGCAAGCCATAGCTCTTTCTTCCCGCAGTTTACCACAAACTCGTGAACGTCGGTCGCCATCTTCTCTGGCCTAACACTAGCCGCTGCGGTCTTCGATTGGACATCCCCGCTCACTCGGGACTGTGTCCGACTGATACCGTAGTGGATGTCGTCCAACCCCGTCGCCATCTTGAACTGGCTGTCCAGATACTGGATCCATTCCAAGAGGTTCCCCTGTACCTCTGGACGCTGAACGAATGCCACGATCTCGGTGATCGACATGTTTGACGCACTGTTGATCTTCAGGACGGCTGGGTTGCCTTCCCCTTTGATTGCAGACTCCACTTCGTCTGCGTACGCACCATTGACCGCGATGATGTCTCTGCGCCTGTCCCAGCTCATTGTAAGCTGGGAGACTAACAGGATGTTCATCGCGAGGAGACTGCCGATCCCTGGGCCGAGCACGGCCATTGGCCAGCATGACCCGACCACCGGGTAGAAGTCCAGCTTCTCGACTGGCCAGCGACGGTCCTGCCACAGCTCGCAAACCTTCCCGAACCGGGCCGTCCTCCACATCAGAGCTTCCAGAATCTGATCTGGACTCCCCTCTGAGATTAGCAGCGGCGGAAGGTTAAGCGGGTGCATCAGGTTTCGGGTGAGTGCCAGATAGCAATAGTCTCCGGTAAGGCTGTCAAGAGCCTGTCCTAACTGGGCGTTGGCACCGGTGACTCTCGCTCCAATGCCTCCGATTGACCAGACCTCTTTCCATTCGATCATGTCTTGGTACATCGAGTTCCCGTCCCGGACCTCGACTTCCAGCTTCGCCATGTACTCTGAGGAGATATGAGTGCCCTTACCTTTGAGGTAGCCCGGCGGATACCCAAACCTTCGCTCAACGACCCAGATCGGTTCAACATGTGTCCGAGAGATCCACTTCACGTCCCGCCATGCAGGGTCCTTCGCATCTGGATCTATGAGCAGATTATCGACTGGGTCATAGAAAGACCCAACCATAGTTTCTCCGGTCGCGCGGTCAGAGTATGTCTCGGTCCACATGCACCCCCGACCTGTAACTAAGGCGTCTTGGATCGCAAGCTCATTGTCAATCTTAGTACCGCCGGGGTGCTGCTTACTTATGGAATCCATAACGAGGGTGGCGAGGCTGTTGCGGACCTCTAGGGCTTCCCCCTGTTGGGCCTGCTGCTGCTGGATCTCCTTCAGCATATCCTCCTCGGTGACACCCATGAGTTGTGCCATGCGAGACTGATCGGGGACCCCCGTAGACCTAACTTCCCGACTAGGGTTCTGCCAGTAGAGCGATGGTCCGATGATGGCTACTAACTCGAAGGCTTTGTTCAGGCTTACCATGAACTGAGGCTGCGCGATTGCGGGGTAGAACTCGCGACGGAACGAATCCTCCCACATAGCCTTGGCTGAGCTTCCGAGAAACTGACGACACAGCTTTGCCATGACCGTGAAACGCTCTTTCGACTTCTCTGCAGAAGTGAAGCGAGCGTACCACTGGCTGATGATTGGCCCCAGCAGATACTGCTGGAGGTTCTCTGTCGTCGGAAGCATCGCTTACCTACTTTAGCTTGAGTGAAGACCACATGCCACGAGGGCACCATGATCCACGTTTGCGATAATTCGCGTTCGATAGTCGGGGGTCGTCGAGTAGACAAACCCCTGTCTCTGCTGTCAGCCTGCTGCCGGGGGAAGTGTATCTTGCGAGGTCGATCATGTTGTCCTCGCTGAACTGAATAACGATCGCCACTGCTGGGATGTTGTCGAGCTGGTTCTCCATGAACCACCACACTGTGTCACCAATTGATACTGAGACGGTAATTCCGTCAATAGTGACCTCTCGGCAGATCTCAGAAATCTTCATACGTGCTCCTGTCTGGGGTTATGGAAGCCCTAGAATAATAGGGCCTTTCTCTGGTGCTTTGTTCTGCCGGAAGATGTTTGTAAGAGTCTTTTGATCAGACTGAAACATTGCCATTCCCGGGTCCATAGGGGGTTGTCTTGGGGGAGGGGTCAGGAAGGTTGGTTCGAATCCAGCATAATACTCCGCAGTATCAAGTACGTCGTGCTGCTGACCTTCGGCCAGCTTATCCTGCACGTCTTCTTTAGTGACTTTCTTCAGGGTCTCTTCGAGCTGTCGGACAAGGGTTGGACACGAGTTCGCAACGACGCGGAGCCTCGGCCTCCCACACGGACGACCCCGCATAAGAGCCCGAAGTTTCATAGATCGGACGACCCACGTAGTCTCACCTCGAAGAAACATATCACCGGTAAGCTGGCACCGCAAGCCTGCTTGCTTGAACTCGCGGCTGTACTGTTCGAATACGGACCAAGCAAAACCCATCGGAGTTTGGTCTCCGGCCTTGCTGTCCCCGATAAAACGCATGTAATGCCTGCCCGGATCAGCCGCCTTAGCTCGCATCGCCATCTGTTGGGCGTCTATTCTTGGGATGGCCATTTCCCTGAAGAAAATATGGTAAGGCTCCCCATCATCCCAGAACTCCTTAGGAGGGATTGCCGCCCAGAGTAGAGCAGGACGAGAGGTACCTGGGTCGAGGATTAGGTCCACGCACCAGTCGGCCGGTACGTTCCAGTGCATCTTCC